GTCGGCTTCTTTTATGATACCAATTGCCTCGTTTATCCCGGCACTCACATTCTTAAATTTTAATCTGAGGAATGCTATTGATTCATCAGAAAAATAAATACTCGTTGATTTTTTTGTTTCCATTTTGTTTTAGTTTTAAATTGTTATTTTTAATTTTTAAATAAATTTAATTGTGATACTAATGCTTTTAATCGTTTCTCTGCAATTTTGCAGTATTCTTCGCTCATTTCGCTGCCTATATATTTGCGTCCAGCCTTAAATGCTGCCTCTGCGGTACTGCCTGTGCCCATAAACGGATCGTAAATTATGCCTCCTTCTGGACAACCAGCAAGTATTGGTTTTGAAATCAGACTTTCGTTATATGTCGCATAGTGATTTAACTTGTTTGGTTTGGTCGGTATATCCCAAAAATCTGAAACTGAGCCGGGGTTTTTGCCTAAATCTGGTTTTTTTGGCTTCCATTCACCCCTAATTTTTTTTCCATTACTTTGGTTATTTCCAAAACTTCTGCCATTTGCCGGAACTATTACCTTATCCCTTATCGCATCCAAATCAAAATGATACTTCTCATTCTTCACCATAAAGAAAAAGTATTCATGTTTCTTTGAAAATCGGTCTGTAACACTTTCTGGCATGCCATTGCGTTTTGCCCAAATTATATCGTTTCGCATTATCCAACCTCTATCAATGCAACCAATTGCGAATCGGTGCGGGATAAGAAGGAGGCATTTTTCCGGCAACTCTGATAATGGTTTTTTTATAGTGCCTATTCCATTTAATTCTGCTAATTCTGCACTCTTGAAATTATGACTACTTTTTTTACTGCCGCTTCCGTGAGTATGGTAAGTATCCCCCAAATTTACCCATACCGTACCACCATCTTTTAGCTTCGGATAGATAGCATCCATTAGCGACCAAAGATGATCCAAATATTCTTGATATGTTGGCTCTAATCCCCATTGTCCTTCGTAGCCGTAATCTCTAAGCTGCCAATAGGGAGGGCTTGTTATTACGCAATCCAAGAAGTTGTCTGGCATCCTTGATACCGTATCCAAACAAGGCTCGCAATATATTTTATTTATTTCAATGTTTTGATACATCTGTTTCTTATTTTCATTTGTTTATTCGTAAAATTATCTCCTTCTGTTGCTGCCGTAATCGGTATAGTAGGCAATGACTAACAAAATAGTCAAAATAACAAGAGACGCAGCAAGATTAATTAATTCTTCCATTTTGTTTGTAATTTAATTGTTTATTTTTTTATCGTTATCTTTTAATTTTTCCTTTTGGCCAATTCAGCAATCTCTTCGTAATTAAAAGAATGATTGTGTTTAGCTATGATTCTGCAAATTTTCTCCTTGTATCGTTGAAATAAGAACTCCTCTAAATCTGTATATGGTATTGTCTCATTCCCGGAATGGTCAGTATATTTTAGCGTCTTAGGGTTAAAAATACAATCGTTTATGTGCGTGATGCCAAAATAATCCTTAAAATTAGGCGAAACCTTATCCAAATAATAGCTTTTACCGCCAAATTTAAAATAAATATCCTGCCCTCCGTAATCTCGCTGTATGATTGTAAAATTCATAGTATTATTCGGTTAACCTGTACACCGAAAGGTTTTAAGTTGTTTAAATTAAATTTCAGCTATTAGCAAAAAGTCTAACAACCTCAAAAATACTTTTAGCAGTTTGATTTGTTGTTTTTTTATTAAAAGCTCCGTTAGTCAAATTTATCGTAAAATAGCTTGTCTGCTTCAAAATTGCGCCCTTTGTTCTCGGATGAATTTTGAATTTTAATTCGTCCATTGCAAAAATAAGGTCGCTAAATGGTACACGTTTATTTTCTTTCAGGTCGCTTTTTATCTTTTCAGCACGCAACAAGTCATCTCTCTGTCTTTGTAATTTAATTTCGTTTTTGATTCTTTCCTTTTCAAGTTCTTCTTTTTTAATCTTTGCAATTGATGTTTCTCTTGCTTCAATAATAGGTTTTGTATCATTGCCAACAAGTCTGTTTGCCTCGATTATAAGCAAGGTAGGGAAACACGACTTCCATGAATCCAAAAAATTAAGTCTGTATTTCTCAAATTTATTTATATTTTCAAAGAAAAAATCTTTATTAATCAATTTTGTTTCAACGAAAATAGATACATCGTTCTTTTCTATCTTCAGGACAACATAAGCTGTATCTTTCCCTATTTCGTGTAAAAATAGATTTTCGTTTTTTGTCTCAATCAAATCTAATTTTTTTATTGTTAGATTGTTGCTTACTTCATTTTCATAAGTTAAAACTCGTGCTTTCATAACATTTAATTTTTAATTGTTTATTTTTTTTGTTTTTGATTCTCTCGTAAAATCATTTTCAGCAGCTACTTCTGCCAATCGATAGATGCCATTGCTTTATTCGTCCCTCTCGACCATATAGCACTTTGTCAAAGTGCCTCTTTTCTGTTTTCTCGTGTCTATCATCTTATTTGACCCGACAAGCACCATTGCGCTTGCTATTATTTCTGGGTTTTCGTATGATCTTGCTACCCTTAATTTCAGTCCTAAAAAGTCCTCCACTTGTTTTTTCGTAAGTTTTTCGGAGTAAATTCTCGGATCTTCGGCCATCAAATTGATTACCGATCCGAAATATTTTTCAATTTGCCAATACATTGTCTCCATTTTTATTCTGTTTTAAATTGTTTTTTTTGGCACAAATTAATGCCTAAAATGTGCCATCTTGTTTTCTGCACACTTGTTTTTTCTGTTGCTATTTTCTTGTTTTTTTTATTTATTAAATTTAATCGCTTTTCTTATTGTAAAAACATTGTCTGCATAATCAGCTTCATAAACATTCATATCTACTCCCATTATTTCTACAACTGTATCATTTTCAAGCGATTTGAAAATTAGCCGTTTTTGATAGATTTCATTTCCTTCTCTAAAAAGAAGAATATAATTTTCTTTAATTATTTCAAATAAATCAATTGCCACTTTTATATATACCGCACGATATGCGATAATTTTATCATAGCCATCATCAAAAATAGGAGTTAACCCAGTATTTATGACAGGTTCAAAATTCTTTCTTCGTATTTTATAGATATTTTTTGCTGCTTCTTTTAATTCTTCAGCCATACCGATATCCATTATCTCACCATAAAGATTTTTGGGAGTCATCACATTCTCATACTTTGCAGGTTTTTCAATTACATTATTATTTTTATCAATAGACAAACCTTCTTTTTCTTTCGGATAATCATATTTTATCCTTGTTATTATATGTCCATTACTGGCATAAAGGTGGACATCTTTATGAAGTATTCCAGAAATACTGTTTCCTTCTGTACTTACAAAATTTTTATAAAGCAAATTATATAATTTACTTTCATTAATTTTTTTCTTTGTTGTTTCCATTTTTATTTTAATTTAAATTGTTTATAATTTATTTTATTACTGTTTATAATTCTTTTAATTAAAAGCAAATTCATTTACAACCCGTAAAATATCCTGCCCGACTTGTGCGGGAGTATCAACGTTAAATTGGCCTCCATTTATGCCAACGAACAAACTCTTTTTTTGTTTTAACATATTTGCAAAAGTTGTTTTTTCGACTTCGAAATTAAGATTTCCAATTGCAAAAATCAAATCGGCAAACATCACTTGTGCGTTCTCTTTCAAATAATTTTTAATTGCAAGCGCACGTTCTAAATTTTCATTTGTTCTCATTTTCGTAAAATTTAAATTGTTAGTAATTTGTACCCGCTCGAAGTGCCAAACTTCTCATTTTCTTATTCTCAGAAAATTAAAGCGGGTTGTTTTTCATTTATATGCTGCCAAAAACTTTTTTATGCCGTCCAACGTACCATAAAGGCCGTAACCGGCCGCATATATTTTTTCGCCTGCCTTTATGCCTGCTTTTTCTTTACCCTCTTCGAATTGTTTTTTATCGAAGGCAAAGAAGCATGAATAATCATAACAGTTTATTTCTTTTCTTACTTTAGTTTTCATATTCATTTTAATTTAATTGTTGCCATAATTTTTTTGTTTTATAATCCATTCGGATAGTTTATTAATTTTGCCTACTCTTTTAAAGGATTTTCGGCAACCTCCTTATGTGATTTTTCGCGAGGACTATATTCTTTTTCAATCGTAAAATTAAACGGATTGAAAATATAGTAGGGATAAGAACGATCCGCGCTGTATTTTTCTATTTCATCAATCGTTTCGAGCCTCTCAATAGAGAATGCCTCTCCTTTCATGTTTTCGCGCACCTTTGCAGGATCGTAGCCGCACAATTCGCAAAATTCAGCGGCTTTTTTTGATAATCTTTTTAATGTTCTCATATTTTCCCGCTTCACCGTGTTGCGGTAGGGCTTAATTGTTATTGTTTAATTATTACGTTACAAAGATAACACACAAA